TTGTATTTACTAAACCCCATGATAATCTAAGCCCTGTAGCGTTATCAATAGCCCAAGCATAATGGAAAAAAGATTGATTAAATTGACTTGGCAATAAATGCTTAATAGTTTTTATATTATTTTTAATAGCAGGATCTAATGCTTTTAGTATTTGTTCTTCCATCGTACTATATTTATTGTACTTAGTCATTATAACTTTTGATAATTTGCCATTTATAGCATATTTATCATATATCTTTTTCATCTCACCATACATGGTAGTTAGAACAGTAGCAAGTTGCTGTTGTATTTGTTTTGAGTATTTTGCTTCACGTAATAATAATGAGTTTAATGCTTGCTGCTCTAACTTGGATAATGAAGACATTTACTTAACTCTAATATAACTTTTATTTTTATAAGGCTTTTGAGTTAAATTATATTCTCTCTTTCTATTTGCTTCCAATTCTTTTTTTGCTTTTGTCCTACTCTTTACAAATTCTGCCGCTTTTTTATCTTTAGCAGTTCTTCTTGATCCTTTCTTTCTGCCGCTTCCTGGTCCACCCATGTTAGTCTCCTTCTGATGTTTCTATTGGATTTCCAAATTCATCTGTATTATCGCCTACATTATCACCTTCATTAAAATTAATCATACTTTCTTGTTCTTTATTCTCCTCTTCTAATTCATTTTCAACATCCTGCACCATATCCTCTGGCATATTCTCTAATATACATTTCCTACTAAATCCAGCACTACTCATTGTCAATGCTAAAGTAGCATATTCAGATTTATTTAATGGAACATTACGCTTATGATTAATAGATACCATCGTGCTAAAATCAAATTGCTTAGGTAGTACGTTGCTTAATGTCTTTAATAGTGCTGTTATTAGTTCTCCTCGCCTTATCAGCCCTACATCAAAATCAGCTTCATCTGAAGATACTAAGTTTTCAAAATCAAATAATAGCCTATCAATAGCCGCGCCTGATAATGCCCCTGTTAATTGTGCGAAATCTGGGATATGACTTTGTAAATGAATTTCTTCTTTTACTTTCTTGACCATTGAATCAATAAATGTTGTAGGGATATCCTTTGTTAAGAATTTAATATCAGAATCTTTATCTAGCCCTTCAAATACCCTTCTACGCTTTAGTTCTTGTAAAGCTTTCTTGCTTTTTTCTGGGTCCTTAGCATCAGCAGGAGTTGTTAGGCTAATTCTTTTCATTACTAAGTATGCAAAAGCGAATCTATCAAATTCATTTAAACTATCTGACATCAAAATATCATATGCATCAATTAGCGTTAAAACATTTTCAGTAATGCTTTGCATTTCATCGCCACGATAATAAGCGATTACGGGAACATCAATAAATGGATTTGGCTGTTCTGCACCATCTGGCTTCAATTCCCATTTAGTAGCATTATCGCTTGTTTTATATCTAATATATGGAACGACTTTATCTTTATAATATACTTCTACTTTATATTCAGTAGAAGTCATTTTATAGAATCTAATTGCTATAACTATTTTGGGCTCAGGATCATAGTTATATAATACAATCATATCCCTAGGATCAACAGTAAAAAACTTAGGAATAGATTGTATTGGCAATACTTCATTTAATATATCTACTTTCTTATCTACATATAATACTTCATATGACAAACCAAATACTGCTAGATTCCTGCCAGCTCTATTTGTTTTTATATGCTCATTATTAGCTGTATATATTTTTTGCAATTCGTTTAACGCTATTTTTTCTAATGGCTCTGGCTTTTCTATCGGTTTGCCAGTATCGTCAACTTCTTCTAATTCTTCTTTAGACTTTTTAACATTAGCTTTATAAGTAATATATTTTGGCCTATAGCCATAGCCTGTATACGTAGTGACAAGCTTTCTGCCATAACTAACTATAACTTTATTATTAGGATTATTGGGGTCTTGCGCTTTTCTAGTAAATATTTTTGCGTTTCTACCGCAATAGTATTCCCATAAAGTATCTAAATGAGGGCGCTCACCTGTTTCATAGTTAGAAATATATTCTAATATCTCTTCAGAAGTTAAAACTGCTTTATCGGTCTTTTGTAATACCATTTAATACCTCTTAATTATTTTTACTACAGAACCAAAATTTAATTTAGCAAACTGATAATCCAAATCATTATATACTATAAACGTTTGATTCTTGTCTCTATTTGGATAATGAATTGTTTTTATTTTCATTTAGCGCCTTTTATCCTATTTGTATGCCTAGAAACAACGCGCAAATTCTTTTTGCCATTACTTCCATTTTTTGATAATGGCTTTTTGTGGTCAACTTCTTTCCCATCATGTTTTCTTACTCTACCCTTCTTTTCCATTTCTCTTCTAGCCTTATTGCGTTTAACTCTATTCTTAATTTGCTCTGGTTTCCCGTGAAAATCTCTATACTCTTTTTTATAGTCTCTTTGTTTTGCCATTTCATAATCCTAAATCTGATAATGACCAATTATTACTATTTAATACTTGGCATTGATTAGACCAAATATATTCTGAACCATATCGCAATGCCGCTATTCCATCATCATTGATTTCAACAAAATCCTCAGTAACATTGCCATCTTTATCTTCTTTACGCTTGAACGATGCAACTTCTGATGCTAATTCTTGGCATTTATTGCCGTCTATATACATTTTAATTCCTGCTAGATATTCAATACCAAATCGTAATGACCCATCGCCTTTCTTGGCTGGCTCTACTCTATATCCTTTTTCATTCCATTCTTTTATTTTATCAGGATTAGCAGAATCAGCGGTCATATACATTTCATATAGTTTATCACCAAAATAATTTTCAGCATCTTCTATAAATTGTGCATTGGTTCTATTCTTTTCATGCAATTCATCAAATACATATAAAGCAATTTCTTTTTCATTCTTATGATCTTGCTTAAATCCTGCCCGCTCTATTGCCTGAGCATGTACAAATCCAAAGTCTAATCCTTGAAATACATTTTCTAAGTCATCTTCTTCATATGGGAAGTTTTCATTAATAATTTCATAATTACTAAATACCACATTGCCATAAATTCCCCAATTACCCAGAACATAAACATCTCTAAAGTATTTATCTGTTATTCCTTCTAGTCTTTTTATAGTATCTTCGTCTAAATGCTCATTATTCAAATATGTAGAATGGTGCGTAATGCAATCAGCTTCTTTCCTGTCAAAGAATCGTTTCTTTATCCAATGCTTTATAGAAATTGGGTTTAATGTTAAGGTAATTGTTTTCTTATGTAATGTTTCGCCGCGTAAACGTAAATCTAATTGATTAAAATCTGATTCTGATATTTCTGATGCTTCTTCTACCCATATATCTGTAATTCCATGAATTGATTTTAATTTCTCTACATCATCAAGGCCGGTAAATATTATTTGATTACCATTTGCTATGCAAGTAATCAATAATTCGGAACTATTATATTTAAATAATTCTCGCATATTAGAATCATTGATAATAGAAACCATTAAATCAAATACTGAATGCCGTAGTGTTTTAGCAACTTTTCGTACAACTAATATCTTATGACCTTTTTCTCTA